TAGTGGCCCAGGGCTGTTCGGCGTGCCCATTTCCTCTCCCCGGGAGACCTCTCCGTCATGAGCGAACAGATCTTCAACGCCGACCTCGTGGTTACCGCGACGGCTTACGCAACCCACCCGGACGGCGCCGTTGTGCCGCCGCCGCTTCCCGCCGAGTCGGCGGACCCCGAAAAGGAGTGACACATGACTGTCGGTCTCGCGGCGGCCACCGCCAACGGCTTTCTTGACAATTTTAGAAACAACTCGGTTGCGGCGCGCACGGTGTACTGCAAGCTGCACACCGGCGACCCTGGCGCTTCCGCCGCAGCGAACGCGAGCGCGGTTACGACCCGTAACGCGGTGGCCTGGAACGCGGCCTCTTCGGGGAGCATGACGCTGTCGTCACTGTCGTCGTACAGCATGACGACGTCGGAGACGATCACTCACATTTCGCTGTGGGACGCCTCCTCGGCTGGGAACTTCCTCCAGAGTGCGGCGCTGACCGCGTCGGTGCCGGTTATTAACGGGTCGACCCTCTCGTTCAGCAGCCTGACGCTGTCTTTCACGCCGCTCGCGGCGTAAGTAATCCCCCGCTGTTCACCCCTTTCTGTGCTAATCCCTAGGAAGGGGTGAACAGGTGTGGCGTACCCCGTAGTCGAAGCCCGGCTCACCGGCACGGTCGACGCCAACGACACAACCCACACAATCACCCTCCCCTCCGGTATCACCGCAGGCGAGGGCCTCCTGGTCGTCTACACCGCTGACGCCACAGGTGCCCGCACTATCAGCTCCCACACCGGCGGGTTCACTCTCCTCGGGAGCGCGGTCAGCACCAACGCTGTCCTCAGCGCGATCCTCTGGAAAACGGCTGCGGGTAGCGACACCATGACCGTCACCCTCAACGGGGGTGAACGTGCCACGTGGGTGTCCTACCGCATCTCGGGATGGACAGGCACACCGCAGCTCACGTCGGCGACCGGGGACTCCACAAACGCCGACCCGCCGTCGCTCACCCCCACGGGTGGGGCGGTCGACAGGCTGTGGGTTGCATCAGCGCACCTGGACACCTCCAACGGCTCCGTTATCCCGTCGGCTGGGCCGTCCGGGTGGTCGAACTTCACGGCCGTCAACAACGGCAACACCGCCGGCTGCGCCACGGGCACGGCGGAGCTGACCTCGAGTTCGGCCACCGTCAATCCGGGTGCGTTCACGTCGCCGGATGAGCAGTGGGCCGCCTGGACGGTCGCGATCGAAGGCGCATCGGCCGGCGCGAACGTCTCCCACGCCACGACAGCGGCAGTGTCTGCGACCGGTTTGCGGACGGGTATCGCCACGGTGTCGGCGGATGTCGCTGGCGTCGTCTCGGCGTCGGGGAACGTGTCGAGCCCCGCCACCCTCGCCGCTAGCACTACCGCAGCGGTCTCAGCCGATGCGCGGGTACCAGCACAGGCCGTCCCCTCCACGACTGCGGCGGCGTTGGCCACCGCGACGGCGGATCAGCCTGCCGCTGCCGCGCCTACGATCACGGCCACCGTCAGCACCTCAGCACGGGTACCGGCCGAAACTGTCGCCGCCTCGGTCGCGTCCGGGTTGGTGTCGGCTGCACGGATCGACCCGGCCGCCACCCTCGCCGCCACCCTCGCAGGTACGGAAGCCACAGCGGGTGTCCCCGCAGCCGTCTCCCACGCGACCACAGCCACGGCCTCAGCAGTGGCGGTGCGAAACGGGGCGGCTGACACCACCCACACCGTGACGTCCGCGGCGGTGGTCAGCGGGACCAAGACCGATCAGGCATCCGCTACCGGAACCGTCACAGCAGCAGCGGCGGTGTCCGCGGCAACCGGCGTCGGGGCCGAGCACGCCACCACCAGCGCCACAGTGGTCGCCGCGACCGCTGGCCAGTCTGCTGCCGCCACCGGCTCCACCGTTGCGGCCGTGTCCGTGTCGGCGACCCGGATCGGGCTCGCCGACGCACCCGCAGACATCACCGCCTCCTGCACGGCCACGGTCACCCGGGCCGACATCGCCCCACCAGCCGCCGCCACCACCGTGGCGGGCGTGACAGCGACAGTGACCGCTGCGGCCCCCTCGGGCGCTACAGCGGCCACCCTAGCGGCCGTGACAGCGTCGGCGACCCGCATAGACTCGGCCGCCGTCACCCGCAGCACCACCGCGACGGCCCTCGTCGCCGTCAGCCGGGCGGACGTCATCGGCGCCGCCGGCTCGACCACCGCATCAGCGTCGGCGGCAGCGGAGAGCGTGTCTCTACCGCCCGCCGCGACGCACGCCACCACCGCGGGCGTCGCGGCGAGCGCGGCCCGTGGGGACATCCGCGCCGCTGTCGCCGTGATCATCGCGGGCGCCAGCGTTGCCGCATCGACCGCCGCAGCCGTTGGGCAACCCGGACGACACACCGCGTCGCACCGCCCCACAAGCCTCACCGCGACCCACCCCGCCTCGTCGGGGCTGACCGCATCCCACACCGCGAGCCTGGAGGCGGCTAATGCCTGACGTCGGGGACACCGCCACTCTCACCCTCACCGTGTCGCCCTATGACGGCACCACCTCGACCGCGGTTGCGGTCACCACCCCGACGGGCACGACGTCTGCCCTGTCGGCGTCCAGCGCGGACGGTGGGGCCACCTGGACCGCCTACCTGCCTCTCACAGAGGCCGGGGCATGGGCGGTCGTGTGGACCGTCACCGGGCAGGGCGCCGGGGTGCAGCGCGACACCGTGTATGCGCTGGCCGCACCGGACCTGTCCGACTCTTATGCGACTCTCGGTGATCTCGCCTCATACCTGGGAGAGGACCCCCCCGACGGGGCGGCCAAGCTGCTGGTCCGCGCCTCCCGCCGCGTCGACTCCGCCCTCATCGGCGCCGTGTATGACGTGGATGACGACGACCTGCCCACCGACGCCGACGTTGCCGCAGCTCTGCGGGACGCAGTGTGCGCACAGGTGGAGTGGTGGGACGAAGTCGGCGACACGACCGGTACCGGCGCAGGTGGGGCGTGGTCCGACGTCACGATCGGCAAAGTCAAGCTGACCGCAGGCACCAGCGCATCGGCCGGCACACCTCCAGGTCGGATGCGGATCGCCCCCAGCGCGATCGAAATCCTCCAGACCGCGGGCCTGATGCCCATCTCCCCGTACATGGTCGGCTGAGCGATGGGCACACTCCCCGCCTTCCTGCTCCGCGACACGGCCGTGATCGAGCCCTACGTGGGCCCCGGCGCCGTCTACGGCACAGCGCAGACCGCGAAGGCGCATGTGCAGGAGACACGGAAGGTTGTTCGCAAGGACGACGGCACTCACGCCGATGCCACACTCAACGTGTTCCTGCGGCTCGGCCCCACCTGCCCGGTCGGATCGAAGATCACCGTCCGCGGCACCGTGTGCACGGTCGTCACCGTCGACGTCAACGACACCCAAGGATTGCCCACGCCCGACCATCTGGACGTGTGGGTAGAGCGCTGCGACTTCCTCCCCACCGCCTCGCTGGATCTGATCAGGGGCACGACTGGCCGCAACGCCTTCCACGACATCATCGCCTCCACCACCCTCATTGCTGAGGCGCTCCCCGCGCACGTCATCGAAACCAAACAGGCCAGGCCTGGCCCCGAGAACCAGCGCGCGACGGTGGTTGAGACGTACACGATTCGACTCCGCCCGGGTGTCGACGTCCAAGAGGGCGACCGGCTCATCGATAGCGCCCGGGGCTGCACCTACGTCGTGCAGACGGTCGTGTGGTCCCCGTCCCCCCTCGCCGACGGCGACGACGTCCGCGTGACCGCCCGCCGCGTCACTCCCACCTCAACCGCCTAGGAGCATCGGATGGCTGAGCTGAAGTGGGTTCAAGGTTTCGCAGGCTCAAGCTCTGACGGCACCTATCAGATCGGGATTGCTGAGATCGACGCGGCAAGCGACGAGTTGCTCACTCAGATCGCCGCCGAGGTCGCTGCGGATGCCCGCCGCTTTGTCGCCGTCGACACGGGACTCCTCAAGTCCCGGATCGACTCCGAGCTGGTCGCGCCCGGTCGCGCCCGTGTGACCGCTGGCACCGACTACGCGGTTTTCTTGGAGCAAGGCACGTCAAGAATGAGGGCGCGCCCGTTCCTCCGCCCGGCCCTGTTCAAGCGTCGGGGGGTGTAGCGCATTGGGCACCTACTACCCATCTCACGACCTGGTCGCGGTCGCCTTCCTCCAGTCGCTCGACCTACCCGCGGACGGTATCGACACCGACCTGCCCCGCGACCCCGCCGACTGGACCAACCAAGGTTTCATCCAGGTCACCGCCGTCGGCGGTAGCCCTGAGATTGACGTCCCGGTCTATCGGCCCGCGGTGCAGGTGGATGTGTGGGCGAACCGTCCCGGCTCCGAGTATCCGCCGTGGAACCAGGCCGGACACCTCGCCGCCGCGCTGGTCGCGGCGACGTATGACACCGACAATTTCGGTATCTCCCCGACCCTCCCTGACGGGTTCCGGACGGTGCGAGTCCTGACCGCCTTCCCGCTGTCTGAGCCTCGCCGCATCCTCGACGACCCCGCAGGGTTCGCCCGGGTATCGCTGGATCTCGCGCTGAGATGGGTGTATACGGCATGAGCAGGCGATTCGGGCTGTATGGCGAACACAGCCGCGACTTTCTGACCTACGGCGGGCGCATCCTCTGGCACGACGACGCCATACAGCTCGCCTACCTGTTCCCGGTCGGCACAGCCACCGTCCGCGAGATCCCCGGTGACGTGCCCGCCGAGCTGATGCTGCACGTCTCGCGGCATCCGGCCATGACCGAGGTGTCATGGCCGTTGACGCGTGACCAGTTCCGCAGACAGGCCGCATGATCTAGTCGGCGCTGAGTCGGCACCCCTCCTCTCCCAGGCGGTTTCGCCACCCTTGTCTCCGCAGCGCCCTCGGCGTCGCGGCTCGGCGCCCTGTCCGGGGTGTCCGATTGCTGAGCCCCGGTGGCTCGGATGGCATCACCCTTCCATGCCGCTAGGCCGATTGGGCCAGCGCAAGACCGAGGAGGTTACCCCATACCATGGGTGCCACTGCTGCAAACGTTCTAATGGGCGTTGGTACGCTCTACCGAGGCGCGTTCGGCGCGACCGAGCCCGCCGACACCGACATCAACATCGCCCCCGACTCCGGCTCCTGGACCGACGTCGGCGGCACGATGGACGGCGTCACCATGAACATCACCCAGGAATTCGCCGACATCGAAATTGACCAGACCGTCGACATCATCGGTCGCCGCCTCACGAAGCGTGACATGTCGCTGTCGACGAACATGGCTGAGGCAACGCTGGAGAACCTGGTTGTTTCGTCGAACTCTGGTGGCGCGATCACGACCGGCGTCGGCTACAAGAAGTTCAC